GCGCGGACGCCCTGCAGAATGCGAACATCAACCCGTCCGCCAGCACGGCGCTGGACGCATTGCCGTCTCAGGCCACGCCGGCCCAGGACGAGTACGACACTGAACCTACGGACGGAGGTCAAAATGGCGTATGACTTCAGCGGGTACGCCACGAAGAACGACCTGACCTGCTCAGACGGTCGGATCATTCGCCGCAACGCCTTCCGTGACAACGACGGAGCCACCGTCCCGCTTGTGTGGCAGCACGGTCATAACGACCCTGCGAACGTCATTGGACACGCGAAGCTCGAGAATCGCAAGGACGGCGTGTACGCCTACTGCTCCTTCAACAAGACCGACGCGGCCGAGACTAGTCGCGAGCTGGTCGAGAATGGAGACGTGGACTCGCTGTCGATCTATGCCAACCACCTGTCCCACTCCGGACCCAGCGTGACGCATGGAAACATCGTTGAGGTCTCGCTCGTGCTTTCGGGCGCGAACCCAGGGGCGCTCATCGACAACGTGGCCATTCAGCACTCCGACGGATCCTACGAGGACTCCGAGGATGAGGCCATCATCTACACCGGCACTATCCTCTCGCACTCGGACGAAGAGGACACCGAAGAGGAAGAGGAGGACGACGTGGCCGACGAGGAGTTCGATGTCAACGAGTTCGTTGACTCCCTCACCGACGAGCAGGTTGACATTCTGTACGATTTCATCCAGTCCATCCAGGACGAGGATGACGATGACGACAACGACAACGACGAGGCCGAGCACGGTTTCGGCAAGGAGGATGTTCTGGTGCACTCCAACATCTTTGAGGGTTCGGACGAGCCGGTCTACGGCGAGGTTCTGTCCCACTCCCAGATTCAGGAGATCTTCGAGGACGCTGCCCGCCCGGGCATGACCCTCAAGACTTCATTCCTGGCTCACGCTCAGGACTACGGTATCAAGGAGCCGGAGAAGTTGTTCCCCGACGCCACGCTGGTGGACAAGGAGCCCCAGCGCGTCATGCGCGAGAACAGCTGGGTCTCCAAGGTCCTCAACGGTTGCAAGCACACGCCGTTCTCCAGGGTCAAGACTCAGTGGTCCGACCTGACGCCTGACGCTCTTCGCGCCAAGGGCTACGTGAAGGCCAGCCGCAAGAAGGACGTCGTCTACGAGGTGGCCAACCGTACCACCACTCCGACCACTATCTATAACAAGTCTCGTATGGACCGCGACGACATCCTGGACATCACATCCTTCGATGTTGTCGCCTGGATGAAGCAGAACCTGCGTCTCGCTCTTGACGAGGAGCTGGCTCGCGCTATCCTGATCGGTGACGGCCGCGACGTGTCTTCCCCGGACAAGGTCAAGGAGGCCAACATCCGTCCGATCTGGAAGGACGACGAGCTCTTCGCCCACAAGGTTACCCTTGATGCCGCTGCGGATCAGTACGCCGTCATCGACGCCGTTCGCCGTGCCAGGAAGAACTACAAGGGTTCCGGATCCCCGGTTCTCTACACCACCAACGAGTTCGTCTGCAACCTGCTCGAGCTCCGCGACAAGAACAACCGGTACGTCTTCCAGACCCCGCAGAACATTGCCACCAGCCTGAACGTCTCCGACCTGGTCGAGGTCGAGGTCATGGAGGGCGCCGAGCGTGACGATGGTGGCAAGCGCAAGCTGCTCGGCATCATCGTCAACCTGGCCGACTACACGCTTGGTGCCGACAAGGGCGGTGAGGTCAACTTCTTCGACGACTTCGACCTGGACCTGAACCAGCAGAAGTACCTGCTGGAGACTCGCTGCTCCGGCGCGCTGACCAAGTACAAGAGCGCTCTGGTCATCGAGCAGAAGACGGCCTGATTCGTCAAAATGGCTAAGTTCTTCGGAAAGATCGGTTACGGCGAGTCCGTACAGGTCAAGCCCGGGGTTTGGCAGGACAAGATCACCGAGAGATCGTACTACGGCGACGTCACGCGAATGATGAAGCAGTACGTCTCGACCGACAAGGTGATTCCGGATCTCCGCACGAACAATCAGATCCGCATTCTCGCGGACGCGTTCGCTCTGGAGAACTTCACGGCCATCAAGTACGTGGAATGGATGGGGGCGCGCTGGTCCGTCAGCAATGTCGAGGTCGCACGCCCCCGTCTAGTCCTCGACCTCGGAGGGGTGTACAATGGGCCGACTGCAACTCCATGAGTCTTTGGTTGGGGCCCTTGGCTCGGACCATGTGTACTACCAGCCACCGGAATCGGTCAAACTCGTCTACCCGTGCATCGTTTATCAGCGCAACAACGCTTCTCCGTATTACGCCGATAATGTGCTGTGGTGGAACTTGATCGGATATCAGGTAACGGTCATCGATCGCGATCCGGATAGTCCCGTGAATGACAAGGTGGCCGCAATACCGACGGCTCGATTCAGCCGCTTCTTCGCGACTGAGGGCCTCAACCACAATGTGTTCACCATCTACGCTTAGGAGGATGCAGCATGGCTGCTATCACCTGGGACCAGGATGGCGCTCGCGTCTACGAGACTGGTGTTGACCACGGCGCTCTGTACGTCGTGGACTCGAGCACCGGCAAGTACGGCAAGGGCGTGGCCTGGAACGGTCTCACCAAGGTCACCGAGACCCCGTCAGGCGCCGACATCTCCGATGTCTACGCGGACAACATCAAATACCTCTCCCTCCAGGCCGCTGAGACCTTCGAGGGCACCATCGAGGCCTACACGTTCCCTGACGAGTTCATGGCCTGTGATGGCACAGAGGCGGCCGAGGCCGGTGTCTACCTCGGCCAGCAGGCCCGTGCGAAGTTCGGCATCGCCTACCGGACCGTCAAGGGCAACGACACCAAGGGCAACGCGTTCGGCGAGAAGATCCACGTTCTCTATGGTCTGACCGCTCAGCCTTCCGAGCGCGCTTACAGCACGATCAACGACTCTCCTGAGGCTATCAGCTTCTCCTGGAGCGTCAAGTCGACTCCTGCCGCGGTCACGGGCCACAAGCCGGTTTCCGTCATCACGCTCGACAGCACCGTGCTCACCAGCGCGAAGTACAAGGCCGCCACGGAGACGCTTTTCGGCAAGTCGGACGCTGATCCGAAGCTCCCCACGCCTGACGAGCTCATCACCATCATCAAGAACGCGGCCTGACATAAGCCTGCGCCCTCGGTTGATCACTGAATCCCGAGGGCGCAGCGCCTCGATAGGAACACACATGCTTACACTTCAGATCCACGGGGAGGAGAAGTACGACGACTTGCGCAATCTCTTCATTCCGGGAATCGTCACCGAGCTGAAGCTCGAACACAGTCTTCTGTCGCTGTCAAAATGGGAATCGATCTGGAAAGTGCCGTTCCTCGGCAATCGAGAGCGAACTGCCGAGCAGTCGCTCAGCTACATCGAGTGCATGACAATCGGAAGGGTCAACCCTCTGGCGTACTCCCATCTTACCCCCGAGCATGCCCAGAAGGTTGCCGACTACATCAATGACCCTATGACAGCTACGACATTCCGAGATAATGGTCCTGGATCACGAGAGATCATCACTTCGGAACTGATCTACTACTGGATGGCTACTTTTTCCATTCCGTTCGAATGCGAGAAGTGGCATCTGAACCGCCTCATGACTCTGATCCGTGTCTGCGGCGAGAAGAACAAGGATCCCAAGAAGATGAGCCGGGCCGAGATAGCTCGTCAGAACCGTTCGCTTAATGCGGCCCGAAGAGCGAAGATGGGAAGCAAGGGATGATCACAGGAACCATCTCCGGGAAGTCCAACCCTGGGTCCACTATCGTTGTGGATGTGGTTAACGGGTCCTCTACCTCTCTTACCACGATCGATGGAAACATCAATATCCAGGCCGTGGGATCCGAGGGCGCTTACACCCGAATCTACGTCTACTACACGGACAACACGAGCGCGAAGTACACCGGGACCCTCAGCGAGAAGCGACCGATTTCATTCAACGCGACCAAGAACACCGGGGGTGGCGGAAACGGAAATGTCCTCATCCTGCCGGTCGGTGGCGAGGTTCCGTCTGGAACGCCGTCGAACACAGTGATCGTGCGTAGGACTGTCTGATGGTCATGCGAATCCGCGGATCCGTCAACAGCTCGGATCCAACGAAGCCGCTCAGTTACATGGGGGCGTTCAAATCCGGCGACTGGGGGCTCCTCGTCGTGGCCGGACAGTTCGGAACGCAGGGGGACGCCACGCCTGCGGGCTGGACCGGCATTTACGACTCGGACAAGAATGGCGAGAACTGGATTCGCTCAACCACGGTAGCCGTTCACAAGGCCCAGTGGGGTACTGAATTCCGTAACATCAACTGGGGGTCCAAGAACGCCGAGTACACAGGGCGCCAGTGCGCGTATCTCGTCGTGATTGACGGGTCCACCATCGACGATATGAAACTCGAGGCGATTCACAGCACCGAGAACGCACAGCTCATAAGCGACGTTCCCTGCTTCGGCATCATGACGATGCACGCCACGGCTGCCGAGGGCATTGTTACTTTTCCCACCACTACGACCATTGTCACGAATGGCGCTTGGGGAAAGAAGACCGACGCGAGTTGGAGCTCGATCGCGGTGAACTATGCCACAGCTCCTTTCACTGCGCCGGCGGGCGGGACCGTCGCTAAGAGTCGCACATTCGTCAAGGTCACAGAGCACGTCGAGAAGGCGAGCGAAGACCCGACGATGGCTAACGGTACGCGAGTGGAGTACTTCGTCTGGTCCGGCACCGAGGCGATCTCGTGTGCCAGCATGAAGGCGATCCCTTACGGATCTCGCTCTGTCGAGGAGATGCTCAGGACCCAGAAGTTCTTCGTAGCTCATCGAGGCGGATCCGCATCCTGGCCGGAGCACACTGAACGTGCGTATTCTCAGTGTCCGATCTTCAAGTTCCACGGCCTCGAGATGAGTTGCGGACAGTCGAGTGACGGCGTGTGGTTCGGATGTCACGACCAGTCGCTTTCGCGTCTTGTTCCAGCGCTCACCAAGCCCGTGGACCAGTACACGTGGGACGAGATCAAAGCCGCTGCTTCTCAGACCGACTACATGCCTGCCAGACTCGACTGGTTGATCGAGCATTACATCGACAGCCATGTTCTCGTCGTTGACCCGAAATACAAGACCGGAAACTGGGAAGAATTCCTGGCGGTCTTCAAGGGACTGGAGAACAAGATCATCTTCAAGGCATACGGCGACACGCAATGGGCGTTCGACCCGATTCGCGCCAAAGGTGTGAAGACGTGGGGGTATGCTTATGCTGGTGACAAGGACAAAGCCTGGTATGCGAACTGGGCCGCTGGAAAGACCTGCGATGTCCTCAGCATGGAGTACACTGCTCCGCAGGACATCTGGACCGCGCTCAAAGCCTCTGGCAAACCACTTGTCTCACACATTCCTTCTGTTCCCGAATCCGTCAAAATGGGTTGGGACAAGGGGGCAGACGGTACGATCTGCTCAAACCCGAAGGCGTGCATGCCTGCGTGTGCGTGAAAGGAGGATGGATTGACTGTAGCTTCATACGCTGCTAGCTGTGCTAGGTACTATGCTGATGACGCGAACATCGGATACAGTCAGCCTGAACGATGGACCTTCTACGACCAGTCTGACTGGGACGGTTGGTTCCACGGAATCGCGGCCAACGCGGATTGCTCGGCGCTTGTCGCGGGATGCTACAACCTGGCTGCCCACCACGAGTGGGGCGAGCCTTTCACTGCGGGGTACTTCCCGAAGTCGACCTGGACCGGATCCCTTCGCGATGAGTGTGCTAAGCGAAACTTCGCGGATATTTCAGACTCATGGAACGGTAACGAGCCTGACGGCGGCTTCGAGATTGGCGACATCGTCCTGAGCGAGGCTGCTTCCGGAGGCCGTGGACACGTGGCTATCGTGACCCAGACCGGCCCGACTGTTCTCGCCGAGGCCTGGATTGCAGAAGACGGTTCCATAGACGGTTACGCTGGTGACCAGACTGGTGGCGAGGTTCGCACGATCCTCTACAACGATCACCCGTATACCAACGGGGACGCCTGGACTCACTGTCTTCGCCGCAGGGACAACCACGTCTCAGTGGACGACGGCACAAGTTCCGCTAGTTCTAGCTCTTCACCCTCGAATGATTCCGGTCCTTCGGTCACGAGTATCCAGGATGCAGTACTGCAGGCCGCCGACAATGTCGGTTGCCCGTGGTGGGCGGCCCTTGCCTGCTTGTGGATGGAAACCGGTTTCGAAGGGGCGAACATCTACGGTAACGACGCTGGTGGCGCCTGTTCCGGATGGGGGGAGGTCACGAAGGAGAACTTCGAGAACGACTTCTGGCCCGTCGTTTCGAACTGGGGCACGTCCAACGGGGTCGGACCCCTGCAGGTGACTTACAACGGCTACTTCATTCAGGATCCGAACCGTGCTTGGTGGGATCCGGAGAAGAGCACGGAAGTCGGTTGCGCAATTCTACGCGATCTGATCGCTTACGAAGGTGATTCGTACGAGGACCTTCGTCGAGTCGGGTCTCGTTACAACAGCGGAAATGCTTCGGGTGCTTACGACTCCTATGGCGTTCCGTTCTCGCAGCACTGTGAATGGTGGTACAACCACGGCCGTCCTTCGGGCGGCGGAGAGGAGTCATGGATGAGTGAGGGTGTCGACATTCTCAAGGAGATGAACGCTCGCCTGATCGAGATCTCGGACCAGACCGGTTCCGGCATCGCGGGTCGTCGTTTCGACGGTCCCCTGGTCGGCTGGTTCAAGACCGTGAGCGGGCAGCTCTCCACCCTGAACGACAAGGTCGACGCGCTGTCGACCAAGCTCGACCAGAAGTGATCTGAGGAGGTCCAGCCATGCCTACTGGCAAGTTCAGCGGGCGTTTTCCCGCATGGTCCGTCGTTCAGGTGGACTGCCTCGACGGCGACACCTTCGTCAAGTTCGTGGACGGCACCGGGCGTCTGACCGGTCAGGTCGATTACCGCGAGAAGCTCGACGCTCGCGTTTGGTGTCATGTCGGCATGGCTGAGGCCTATCGTCTCGTTGCGCTCGACTCATCCAGGGTCACAGACGTGTCCCTGGATGTGCCGGGCGCCAACGGCGGAGACACGAAAGAGCTCGAGCGACAGATAGACTTACTGGCCCAGGACGTTTCGCCGTTCGTCAAGGGGCACAGGTACTACAGCCCGGTCACATACTTCTGGCCGGACTACTACAACGGCGCGACGTCAAAATGGAATAGAACTCTCGGATACGGCTCGTCCCTCGGCGTTGTTATCATGAACCGGAACAGCGGCGACTGGGAAACGTTCGACGCCGACTTCCAGAAGCAGGCGGCTAGAGCGCTTTCCGCCGGAGCCAAGCGTTGTGTCTTCTATGTCAAGACCCAATACGGCGTTGCCGAGCTCCCGAAGGACGACCCTGCTCGCGCAGGAGTACCTGACGTTGACAAGTACACCCAGGGCTACATCCTCCAGCAGATCGACTGGGCGAAGAAGAACTACCCGAACGAATGTCAGGGGGTCTTCCTCGACGAGGTGGTCAACGGCTGGGGTGCACAGGCGCCCAGACTCGACTGGTACAGGCAGCTGTTCAAGAAAATTCGCGATCTTTACGGCAAGCAGTTCCTCATTGTCATCAACACCGGGTCGAACATCGCCGATGACTTCGTCAGTGCGGATTTCGACATCTGCATGTGCTTCGAGGAGAAGGCCGAGACCTACCTCAAGAACGATGCGGCGAAGCCGGTCATGACCGACCGGATGATGCAGGAGCCGGCCACTCGCTGGTGGCACGTCATCCACGACGTCACCAAGGACAACTACCAGAAGGTCGTGAACCAGGCGGCGTCCCTCGATGTGGCGCACCTCTACATCACCGACGGCCAGCTCGTCAAGGGCGAAGGCGGTCAGTGGAAGCCAGAGGTGAATCCGTATCAGAATCCCCCGAGCGAATGGCTTATGCCTCTCACCATCGCATGGACCAACGGCTACCTCGACATCCTTAATCGGGTCATAGCCCTGGAGGCCAAGCAGAAGTGAGCGTCTCGCTCTCGCTCGACGGCAAATTCGTCAAGACCGAGGCGTGGCTCACCAAGCTCAAAGAGCAGGAGTACCTCGATGTACTCAAGGACTGCGGTCAGCGGGGTGTGGACGCATTGAGCGATGCCACCCCCGTTGACACGGGCCTCACCTCGCAATCCTGGACCTATAACATTGAAAAGGGGTCCGGTGTCGGCCGCATCGTGTGGTCAAACACTCACGTCGTCAACGGCGTCAACATTGCTGTGATTCTCCAGTACGGACATGGCACCGGAACAGGCGGCTATGTCCAGGGCAGGGATTATATTAATCCGGCCATGCAACCCATATTCGACGAGATCGAGCAGAGAGTGCTCAAGGTGGTGAATTCCGTATGAGTACCATTGAGGATAAAGTCGTATCCCTGAAGTTCGACAACAAGCAGTTCCAGTCAGGAGTTGCAGAGTCTCTCCAGTCCGTTGAGAAACTCAACACGGGCTTGAAGATGGAGGGCGCCACTCAGGGGCTCGACAACGTCGCGAATTCTGCAAGACGTCTGACATTCGGCGAGGCCATCAGCGGGGCCGGAAACCTGATTTCGAACATGAGCGTTCTCGGGGTATCCGGCATCGCGGCGCTCGGAGGAATTGCGTCGAAAGCCGTCTCCGTCGGAGCGGACTTGATCAAGTCCCTCTCGATCGAACCAGCGCTCGACGGTTTTCAAGAGTACGAGATGCAGCTCAACTCGGTTCAGACGATTCTCGCTAACACAGCGAGCAAGGGCGAGGACATCAACAGCGTCAACGCCGCCCTGGACGAGCTGAACACGTACGCGGACCAGACCATCTACAACTTCTCCGAGATGACTCGGAATATCGGTACCTTCACGGCAGCCGGTGTGGGATTGAAGGACTCGGTGTCCGCCATTAAGGGTCTGAGCAACCTTGCGGCTGCCTCTGGCTCGACCAGCGCCCAGGCGTCAACGGCAATGTACCAGCTCTCGCAGGCTATCGCTACCGGCACGGTTCGACTTATGGACTGGAACTCGGTGGTCAACGCCGGAATGGGCGGTGAGCAGTTCCAAGAGGCCCTGAAGCGAACTGCTCGCATCCACGGCGAGGCGGTGGATGAAGCCATCGCAAAGGAAGGGTCCTTCCGCGACTCCCTGCAGGACGGATGGCTCACATCCGAGGTTATGCTCGAGACATTGAGTCTTATGACCGGCGACTACTCCGAGGAAGCCATCCGCGCGATGGGCTACACCGAGGAGGAGACACAGGCGATCATGGAGTTCGCGGAGACCGCAAAAGGTGCCGCGACCCACATCAAGACCTTCTCACAGCTTGTCGGAACAGTCAAAGAGGAACTGGGCTCCGGGTGGGCCACCACTTGGCGAATCGTTCTCGGTGACTTCGAGGAAGCCGAACAGCTTTGGACCAGCATCGGAAACGTCATCACGTCCAAGATCTCCGATATTTCCAGCGCCAGGAACAAAATGCTTCTGGAATGGAAGGAGCTGGGCGGTCGAGACGAGCTCCTGCGCGGCCTGAAGAACTCCTTCGAGGCACTGATCAAACCCATTCAGGCTATCGGTAACGCCTTCGGGAGAGTGTTCTCCGGACCATCGGCTCAGGGACTTTACAACGTCACGAAAGCCTTTGCGGACTTCACGGCCACGCTGGTCATGAATGATCGGACGATGGAGGTCATCACCTCTGCGTTCGAGGCTCTGTTCAGCGCCGCCAAGCTGGGCCTTGACATATTCGTCGACCTGGCGAAGATCGTCGGCTCAGTTCTCTTCGGGGCGTTCCACATCCTCACGACAGTTCTCGGTATAGCGATCCGGTCTACCGGAGGTCTTGTCGGGGTCATCCGCGATGCTGTGAACTGGGTGCGAAACTGGTACGAGTCTCTCAATCTGTCCGAGCGCGTGATCACAGCGATCACTAACGCCTCGAACAAGATGGCGGACGCTATGGCTCGCACGGTCACCTGGACTAGGCAGCTCGTCGCCGGATTCAAACAGGGTTTCACTTCGGAATACGCCTCCACGTGGGACCGTCTCACGGATGCCGTCGAGCGACTGTGGAAGGCGATGAAAATCGCGGGTACAGTCATCAAAGACGTGATCCTGGAGCCTTTCAGGCAGCTCAAGAACGACAGTGGCCCTGTTGGCGATGCGGTGAACGCCGTTGGAACAGCTGTGGGAGCTGCTGGAGCCGCTGCAGAGAAAGCAGGCGGATGGTTCGTACAACTCAAGGATAAGATCGTTGCGTTCTTCCGTGGAGCGGATGAGAATTCCGAGGGATGGGGCAAGTCGTTCGCCGACAAGCTCATTCCTTTGACGGACCAGCTCATTGACAAGATCGATCGCCTCTCCGACCGCACCATGGTGTGGGGAAACACGATCGCTAACTGGGTCTCTCCGCGTGCTCAGGCATTGGCCAAGCACGTCGACGAGCTCAGGTCAAAATGGAGTGACTTCAAAGAAAGTCTCGGGGACGTCGACTTCTCGTGGACCGATAAACTGAAGTCCGCAGTCGCCGCAGTGGGCTCCGGAATCGGTAACGTGTTCTCCGGTATGAAGTCCGGGAGCATCGACTGGTCCCCGTTCACCAAGGCGTGGAATGATCTTGAAGAGATCGTCTCGCATTACACTGAGCGGGTGAGAGGCGCCATTTCGGTGACGTCTCAGTTCGTCAAGAATCTGGATCTGGGAAGTAAAGTCTCCTCCGGATGGTCGAACTTCCTAGATCTGCTGAAGAACATCATCGGGTTCCTCTCCAAGCTCGGAGAGTTCGCGGTGTTCGTCGGCGGCAAGATCAAGAATGCACTCGAACCGATCTTCGGCGGAATTCTCAACCAGTTCAAGAACGGCGATTGGCAGGGGCTCTTCGACAACCTCGTGAAGGGCGGTGCTCTGGCCACATTCGTTGTCCTGGCCAAGAAGGTGACCGATACCCTCAAGGCCATGAAAGAGACGTTCGAGGGCTGGGCCGGAATCGGCGACAGCGTCAAGGGCGTCATCGACGGATATGCCGAGAGCATGGAAGCGGCCACCGGTAAGGTGAAAGCGGAAACGCTCCTCATCTACGCGGCGGCTATCGGGGTCCTGGCGGCATCCTTGTGGATCCTGGCGCAGGTTCCCGCGGAAAGCGTAATGGCCTCCGGAATCGCAATCGGAGTGGCGTTCACAGCCATCACCAAGGCCATGGAGAAGATGAACGACTCCATGAGCGCCGTCTCATCTGGAAAGATGATCGTTCAGGCAGCGGGTTTGATCCTGGTCTGCACGAGCATCATCATCCTCGGACACGCCATGCAGAACGTTGCTTCTCTCGGCTGGGGCGGAATCATGAAAGGCCTCGTCGGGGTCGGAGCGGCTATCGGCATGCTCGTCGTCCTGGCGAACACTATGGGGTCTCCGCGTCAGCAGACGAAGTTCATCTCGTTCGGGCTGGCGATGAACCTCATGGCCGCGGCAACGCTCGTCATGACCAAGGTCGTCAAGAATCTTGGGGAGATGGACACCGGCAGCCTCGTTCAGGGTGAACTTGCTCTGGCGGCACTGCTCGTCATCGTCGGAATCTACGCCGAGATTTCGAACAAGAAGGTCAGTATCGGTTCGGCTTTGGCGTTCCTGGCCATCGCCTACGTCTTGAAGCAGCTGAGCGGTATTATTTCGGAATTCGCATCAATGCCGTGGTCCGACTACCTCAAAGGCGTAGTCATGATGGGGCTGGTGCTCGCTGGGCTCATCGTCGCAATGAACTTCAGCGACTCCAACATCACCGGTGCAGCCACGTTGATGATTGCGGTTCTCGCCGTCAAATTGGCAGCTTCTGAGATAGCCAACATCGCCTCCATGGACTGGGGGACCTATCTCAAGGGTGTCACCATGATGGGTCTGGTGCTCGCGGCTTTGGTTATCGCCACCACTCTTGCGGACGGCGGGATCCTTGGGGCTGCCGGTATTATCCTGACGGCCCTGGCCATCCAAATCCTGGTCCCAGCACTCCAAGCACTTGCCGACATGTCATGGGGCGAGTTGCTGGAAGGACTTACGGGTCTTGGTCTGGCTTTGGCCGTTGTGGTCGTCGCGGGATACGCAGCGACCGGTGCAGCTATAGGGCTCCTGGCCCTAGGCGTGGCTATCGGGCTTATAGGTGCTGGTGTCGGTCTAGCGGCCATCGGTCTAGCAGCGTTCATCGAGGCGCTAACGGGGCTCTTGTCTCTCGGTGGTCAGAGTGTCGAACTCTTCCTGCAACTGTGTCAGGGCCTGATCGACATGCTGCCCTCGCTCGGCACAAACGCCGCGCAGGCGCTGATCAACTTCTGCCAGGTCTTGGTCGACAATCAGCAGACGGTCGTCGATACGATCACTTTGCTGATGACAGCGATCGCTCAGGCGGCTATCAACTCCGCCCCGACCATCGTTGAGGCGTTCGGTGTCATCACCATGGCCATCCTCGACAAGTTCGTCGAGCTGACGCCTCAAGTGACGCAGGCCGCGTTCGATATGATCATCGGGTTCATCGACACCTGTACGGCGAACATGCCGACACTGGTGTCCTCGGGAGCCAATCTGATTCTGTCCTTCTTGCAAGGGCTGAACGACTGGATCCCGACGATCGCTGACGCTGCCACGACCGCCATCGTGACCTTCATCACGGCCATCGGCGACAACTCGCCCAGGGTGGTTAACGCCGCGTTCGACACCGCGATCAAGTTCATCAACGGTCTTGCGGACTCTATTCGCAATAACAAAGATCGCTTGTACGACTCGTGCGGTAACCTGGTGGACGCCATTAAAGGCTTCATCATGGAGGGCATCGACCGAATCAAGAGTAGCATCAAGTCGAAGGCCGGAGAACTGGGTAGTCACCTGGTCGACGGTATCAAGAACGCCATTCGAAACGGAATTTCGGGAGTCGTCAACCAGATCAGGGACTTGGCCAACCGGGCCATCGCCAAGGCGAAAGATTTCTTCGGAATTCACTCACCTTCCAGGGTCTTCTACGAGATCGGTCAGTACAATATTCAGGGTCTGGCTAACGGTCTCAGGGACTCCGGTGAGGCGATCGGCGCTATTTCCGACCTGAGCGACACCTTGACCGGATCGATGAAAGCCGCTATGGATAGTCTCGACTACTCGAGTTACCTCGACGAGTCGACCCTGAGCCCCGAGATCAAACCGGTGATGAACCTGGATAACATCACCGAGGGCGTCGACCAGATGCAGCAGCTCCTGAATCAGGACAGTCTCGTGGCGCCTGTAACGGCGCAAATGGCTTCGCAGGCGGCCGCACAGCCTGCCGTCACGGCCCAGCCACAGCCTCAGACTGCGAGCGATAGGCCGTTCGGAGACGCGCAGTCGGTCGTGTTCAACCAGTACAATACGTCTCCTCGAGAGCTGTCGACGGCGGAGATCTATCGGCAGACGCACAACCAGCTGAGTCAGGTAAGGGAGGCCATGTATCAGCTATGATCCGCACCATCGTTCTCACCAATCCCGGTGGCGAGACGTTGGCGCTTGATCTCTTCGAGCCGTGGAACACCGGGATCGCCGTCAAGAACGTCGACGGTCTCGGTCCCGGCAAGGCCGATATTAACACCACCGACCTTGCCCTCACCGACTCAGCTCTCTTCAACGGTTCCAGGGTGCAGAAGCGCACCATCTCTCTCACCCTGGTTCCGATGGAGACCCCAACGCAGGACGTGGAGCAGTCCAGGCAGAAGATCTATCGGTTCTGCCAGATCAAGCAGCCCGTACGCATCACCGTGTATGCCGACCATCGTCAGGTGTATACCGACGGATATGTCGAGTCCTCGGAACCCGACATCTGGTCCAACCTGGAATCTCACAAAATATCAATCCTCTGTCCTTACGGTTATTGGTATGACAACCGCGAGGATGCTTCGGATCTTATCAACTTCGACGTTGAGGAACCCTCGTTCGAATTCTCCTGGGAGGACCCTCTCCCCGATTCCCCTACACTGGAGTTCTCGCGCACCCTGTCCGACAAGACAGCTGTGGTGAACTACGAGGGCGATGTCGAGGCCGGTTTCCTTCTTCGTATCAAGATACTCAAGGTCAACCCGCTTCCGATCACCTTGACCGAGACGGTCTGGCAGCAGACGATGAAGCTCACAGGCAAGTGGACCCCGTCCGCCACGGCGTATCAGCCGTCTGTCGGAGATACCATCGAAGTGGACACTCGTGTCGGTCGAAAAGGGATCTATCTGGAGAAACCGAACGGAACTCGTTACAAGGGGATGTATTTCCTGGACTTCAACTCCGACTGGCTGCTCATGCACCCGGGACGAAACGAATTCCACTACGCCATGTCCGACAAGACGGCTGTGGATATTCGATTCACCACAGACATCACGTATCAGGGGGTGTGAATGTATCTGGCTGTACTCGACGAGTCCTGCAACCTCACGCATCTCGTCGATGACTATATTTCGGTCGTGTGGACGGAGCGCTTCCATGGATACGGTGATTTCAAGCTGGTCGTGCCCGGAACGTACGCCAACCTCCAGGAGTACCAGCTGGATTATTACTTGTTCACCAAGGATACGAACAAGCTGATGATCATCGAGCAGGTCGAGATGGAGACGCACTACGGCGAGTCCAGCACGCTCACGATCACTGGCCGCTCGATCGAGTCCGTCCTCGACAGGCGAGTGCTTCACCCGTATCCGGTGAACGACTACACCATCTGCGCCAAGCACGAGTCCACCAACGGCATCATCCGAGACGTCGTCAAGGACATGACTAACCTTCTGTTCAAGGTCGACGATTCGAGCCACCCGAGGCACGTGCAGGGCTTCCGCTGGTATCACCCCTGGGATCTACCCGCCGATATTCTGCATGGACGTGACGGAAACGCCATGGATATAGGATCGATGCGGCTAGGATCCAACGAAGCGATCAGGACGTCCTCTGGATCTCACGTTGAGAATGCGGGGGTCTACGGGGAGGCCACTTGGGACCAGTACATCATGCAGGGGTCGTGGTACTCCTTGATGCAGGATATCACGGACCTCAACATGAGCGGATGGGCGATCGAATTCGCCGACAACAATCCGTGGTACTGGTACGGGTATGCATATCTCGGAATCAACCGAACGGATTCGCAGAGCACGAACCCGCCCGTGACTTTCTCGCCCTCGTTCGAGAACCTGTCCAAAGGCACATATCTCAAGTCCAAGGTCGGAACTCGAACGAAGATCTTCTCCGGACTCCAGCAGGTGCATGTCACCTCGGGTATGGAGCAGGAATACATGTGGCAGACGGACGTCAACATCCAGAACGAGTCAGTGGTTGTCGGTACCAACGGTCTCGGTCTTCGAGAGGGATATCTCGAGAATCCCGGGGTTATGACGCATAACGGGTACCTGGCCACGAGTGCGAACTCTGCGAGAACCGGGAACACTGGCGTGGACCCGGAGGCCGCCAGACGGCAGCTGAAGGACAAGTGCAACACGGAACTGTGGAAGCACATGCCCATTCAGATGTACGAAGGCGTTGCCGCAGTTAACTCGATCTACAAGTATCGCGAGGATTTCTTCCTGGGCGACTTCGTGCAGATCGAGAACGAGTACGGACAGAAGGACGTCGCCCGGGTGACCGAGTACGTTCGATCATCAGACGTCAACGGGGACACCTTCTACCCCACGTTCTCGTCTTTGTCAGATCTACAGAAGAGTAAGCCGGGGTTGAACATCAAATGACGCTTACCAGTGGTTTCTACTCCTCGAAGGACGGGGACCGCAAGTATTCAGCAGAACAGATGGGTGAGCTATTCGACGGCCTCATCCATTATGGCATCTACCAGTCATACGGCCAGGCCCTGGGTGTCACGGCGATCAGTGGAAAGTGGGCCGTTCGCATAGGCACAGGTCGCGCATTCCTCAACAAGACTTGGGTTAACAATGACGCGCCGTACGACCTTCCGCTCGAGCAGCCGGACGTCACCCATCCTCGCTGGGACTTGGTCTGCTTGCGCATAAACAGGGACCCGTCTGTCAGGGCTGCTTCGTTCACCGTCTACAAAGGCGTGTCCAGCAGCAATCCGCAGATCCCGAACGTGCGAAACACGGACCTCGACAAGTGGTATCCCCTGGCGAGGATTCGCACGAGTCCGGGCATGCAACAGGTCACATACAACCAGATATGGAATGCTCGAGGTTCGTCCGCCACCCCTTGGGTGACCGGTGTCGTGGAGAGTCTTGACGCCTCGACCCTATATGCTAAGTGGGACGCCCAGTACGAGCAGTGGTCCTCTGAGCAGCAGAAGACGCAATCTCTGAACTTTCAGAACTGGATGTCCGAGCAGAAGTCGGACTACGAGTCCTGGCGCAACACTCTGAAGACCACCCTCGATGGGAACGCCGCGACAAAACTCGCTCAGCGCCTTGACAATGTCGAGAAGCAGATCTCGTCGTTCACGCAGGGCGTGGCGATCAAGGACGTCCTTCTGGACGCTCAGAATGGCGCAGAGATACAGGACCATGCAGGGACCCCCATCAACGCCCAGCGCCTCTACATGATGGTTTGAGAAGAGGAGTATATCTATGAAGATCTCGGACTATCCCGAGGCCACATACATCGGTCCGAACACCGACTACTTCGTCGTTCAGAACGGTGCCACCAGTACGAAGAAGATCAACGCGGACTCATTCCGGTTCGCGATGTTCGACAACGTGCCGATGATGCATCGTGTCCTAGCCAGGGGTTACAACCTCGGTTCGTCGTTCACGACCCAGCAGCAAGCCGCTATTTCCTCAGGTCAGTTCACGAACTTGTGGATCGGCGACTACTGGACTACAGGCGACACGAAGTGGTACATCGTCGATTTCGACTATTGGGGAGCGTGCGACACGTCGATCGGTCGTCACATCGCGGTTATGCCCGACCGCAACACGTCTTCGGCGGTGCTGCACCGAGGCGAGTACTGCGGCGGATTCCGAAACAGCGAGCTCTTCGCGGCCCTCAATGATAACCCGAAGACGAACGCCACGAAGGCCTACGGTCTCTTCGGAGAGTCGCATATTCTCGCGCACAACTCCTGGTTCGAGAACCGTTGGGACACCGACACCAAGTACGGTGGAACCGTTCGCGAGGAGGGGTATCGCCTCTACGCCCAGAGCGGCGAGGTGTTCAAGATCAAGGTGACGATTCCCACTGAGCAGATGCTGTTCGGCGCACACATTAAGCAGTCGTTCCAGAACGGCTCCGAGGGCGCATACCGGGCCGAGTGTCGCCAGCTTCGGTATTTCCAGCTGTTCAACCATCAGAACCCAAACGAGGATTTCTGGCTCCGTGACCAGACGTGGGCCAACTACTTCAGCGCCTGGAAGGGAAACCTCGCTCGTGATGAGATCATGACTAGCTCTCTCGGAATCAGGCCCGTTCTGGCTATCGGAGGCTGACCAATGCGCCCAGAGCTCACTATGACATTGACCATCGTGACGAGCGTACTCGCGTCTAGTGGTCTATGGGCCTTCTTGGATCGCAGGGCAGACCGGAAGGACGCTCGAACACAGCTCCTTCTCGGGATCGCGCATAACCAAATAATGGCTCTCGGGACGGCGTACCTGTCTCGAGGATATATCACCATCGACGAGTACGAGGATCTGCAGAAGTATCTGTATTCTCCGTATTCGTCTTTCGGTGGTAACGGCATGGCCGAGAAGGTCATGAAGGAAGTCCAGGAACTTCCTATACATTTTCCGGAGACTCGCAAACACTACAGACCGGAGGACAAGCATGTCTAACTCCACCTACGACAAGGCCAAGTGGGTCGCTCTCACCCTGCTCCCCGCACTGTCGGCCCTCTACGTCGCTCTCGCCGCCTCGCTCGGTTGGGGTCACGTGGATGCGGTTGTCGGGACCATCGCCGCCGTCGACACCTTCCTCGGCACGCTGCTCGGCATCTCGGCCAAGAACTACACCCCGTCCACCGACGGTGTGCTGCACGTCGACCACGGCAAGCAGGAAGTCTACGCCGCTCTCGAGAAGCCGGCGAAGGACCTTGCCGAGAACAAGACCGTCACCCTGGCGGTGAACGAGGTCGCCTGATCGCGCTCTCAACATGTCCTATAATGAGAACCCCATCTGAGAGGACAACCCGAAATGAACACTCCCGAACACAATGCTGAGAACGCCCTGAAGGACGCTTACGCGTTCATCGACGGAATGGACCCCGACGCGGAGGCGTACGCGAATGCGCTCGCCAACATCCGAGAACTGGAAGCCATCTGCGCGAAGCATCGAGACGAAACTCGGCGTGCCGAGAAGCACGAGAGCGAACTCGATAAGCAACGAGCAGTCAAGCTCCCATCCCCGGATACTATCGTCACATGCGCGACGTCTCTCGTGTCGGTCATTCTCGTCGTGAAAGCTGAGAGCATCCTGCCGGTTACCAGCAAGGCACTCGGATTGATCACGAAGGTCCGTATCTGACCGTTCAACGTCCCGGAACCCATATTCGAGCAACTCGCAAGAACATGGGTTCTGGGACTTGGATTCTAAAAATTCCCGGGTGGGCCGTCAGGACTCGCAATCTCAACATGCCCCATAATGAGACCCCGACTATTGGAAGGAATACACCATGTCCTACGGCACCAAGCTCAAGGAGATCGCTCTGCACGACTCGCTCGCGATTTGGCTGTACCTCGACAACCTCGAGAAGACAGCCGATCCCGTGTACGCGAACGCACTCGAGCGGCTTGCTTACGAGCGGCTTGCTCAGGATCACGTGACCGCCTGAACATATTCATAACTCAACCCCACGAACCCCGTAACAAGGGTTCTGGGTTTCCAATGATACGATAGGAGCACACATGAGTTCCGCACTGGTGACGACAGCATCCAAGTGGATTGTCCGGAACCTTCCAGCCATCCTGACAGGGTCCGCCGTGGCAGGTCTTGGGGGGACCGTATATCTGGCCGTCAAGGCTGATCGAGAGGTCCAGGCCATCAAGCGCCGGCAGCGCACGTTCAACGAGAAGGATTGGAAGACCAAGTACAATGTCGCCTACAAGCTCTACGTCCCCGCAGCCCTCGCCGGTGCGGCAACAGCGGCGTCCATCGTGGGTGCCTTTGCGATCGGGAATCGTCGTCAAGCCGCAGCAGCCGCAGCCTACGCGTTCACGAAGGAGTCGTACGACCGCTACCGTGCCACGACACGACAGGAGATTGGCGACGAACGGGAACGTGAGATTGCTACTCAAGCTGCTGAGCGAGTGAAGACTCCTCCTACTACGACGGTCGTGGGGTCAGGGGATGTCCTGTTCTACGACGGGCACAGCGGTCGCTATTTCCACTCCACGATCGAGACGGTTCGGCAGATCCAGAACAACCTGAACTACCAGCTGCTCAAGGGCGATCTGGTATCTCTGAACGACTTTTACGCAGCTGTCGGTCTTGAGCCGACGGATCTCGGTCAGCAGCTGGGCTGGAACGAGCCGAATTCGATCGACATTCGTTTCGGATCCACGATCACGGATGACGGCAAGCCCTGCGTTGTCACGGACTTCCTTCTCGAGCCCACTGAGGCTTGGTTCCGGTTCGCGTGACGAACACGGACTATAACGAGAGAAAGGAACCACCATGACAAGTAGAATCTCATCCGTTGCCGGATTTGTCGCTGATGTCACTGCTAGTGCTGCAGCCGACGCGATTCTGATGTCGTTGTGTCCGCCCGCTGGCACCGCTGTTACGGTGATGCGCCACGTGGGAGTTCACGCGATTTCAGCCGCAGTCGGCGCGAGCACCGGGAAGTCGATCAGGGATCAGGTCGAGGAGACGGTCGAGACGATTCGATCCATGAACCAATCTTGAACCAGAGAGCTCAGAGCCACCTAACACGGGCTCTGGGTTTCTCTATTCGCAAGCACAACATAGCTTATAATGAGAACCCATCTATCCGAAAGGAATACTCATGTCTGAGAACACCTCCACCACCGTTGTCGAGAACGAGAGCGAAGACGCTCCCTTCATCACGATCGACTGGACGCAGGCCGTTCCCGCAGCGAAGAAGTTCGCACGCATTGCTGCTCCCGCAGTCACCGGCATCGCGCTGGCTGTGGTGATCCGCAAGGTTGTGAAGAACGCTTCTAAGCAGGACGCCGACGTGGCCGATCTGACCGAGGGCGTTGACGTTCCCGAGATCGACTCGGCGGACGAGAACGAAGACTGACGCATCCATCCGACAGACACTCGACCCCATGGGCCCCTAACACGGGCTCATGGGTTATCATTTCACCAAGGAGCTTTCTATGATTAAGCAGACCGTGACGGCCGAGGACTTCGACGGGAACTCGCACACCCAGACGCTTTGGTTCCACCTCAACAAGACTGACGTTCTCGCCCTTCAGCGAAAGCTGCCTCGAGGTATCGAGGACACGATCGCCACGCTTGCGAACAAGAAGCGTGAGGACGTCACCGACGAGGATACGTGGACGCTGTATGATTTCTTCAAGCTTCTGATGGATTCCAGTTACGGGCGCAAGTCCGCAGACGGCCTTCACTTCGAGAAGTCGGAGGAGATCCTCCACGAGTTCCAGTCCTCCATCTTCTACGACGAGTGTCTTCTCGGTCTTGTCCAGAAGGAGGAGAAGGCGATCGCGTTCTTCAACGGCATCTTTCCCAAGACGCTGATCGACCAGGCCAAGGCGGAGCACCCCGAGCTCTTCCCCGCTAACTGACTATAAATCGAAAGGAACACATACATGTCCAGCAGCGTTCCGATTCGCGGATCCCTTCCGGCGAACAGCAACCGTAAGCCCGTAGAGCGAGTTACGTCCAAACCGGCCATCGTCAAGGATCGCACAATCCAGCAGAAGGCGCGGGACGCATTTCTCGGCGACGACGTGAAGAGCGTCGGCGATTTCCTCGTCTGGGACGTGGTTGTTCCGGCGGTCAAGAACACGATCTCGGACATGGTGACCACGGGCGTCAATCGTCTGCTCTTCGGTGAGAACAGGACGCCTCTGAGCACTGCCAGGACGGACCACACGTCATATTCTCGAGTCTATCGGGATCGCGGTGACACTTCGTCCAGGAACCGGGGTTTCGTCAAGCCCGTGGGACAGTATGATTTCTCGAGGATCGTCATTCAGTCCCGCACCGAGGCTGAGGAGGTCTTGAATAACCTTGATCGGACGATCGAGGAGTACGACTTCGCCGCTGTCTCCGACTTCTACGATTACGTTGGCGTCAGCAAGGAGTACACCGACGACCGTTGGGGCTGGCGCGATCTTCGAGGAGCCAGCATCATGCGAGTCGCCGAGGGATACGTCATCAACCTGCCTCGTCCGGAGTCATTGTGAGAAAAGAATCCCCTAAAACCATCTCGTGGATCATTGTCGCCGTAGTCGTTCTCTCGGCGCTATGGGTGATGTGGATCTGCCCTGGAATCATTGCCAAGCTCATCATTACAGTCGCTGTAATCGCGTCTCTCCTGTCAGCACTAGTGGAGGATCTCAAAGGATGAAACATGTCGATTGGCTCTTTGCCCTGTTCTGGCTCTTGATCGCTTGCGCATATGGAGCGATCATCGTCGGGGCCCTGATGAACGGCTGGGTTCTGTTCCTGGTCCTACTGGGGGTTCTTTCGGCTGTGGCTCTCCTCGGGGCGGGAGGCAAGTGATGGGGTTCAGCGCATTCTGCATCATCTCGCTCGTTCTGTTCGTCGCTCTCGTGGAATGGACTCTTCGATGAGTGTCTCAATCATCATCTTCGTCATTCTCGTCGGGATTGTCTGGGCATGTTACGATGACTTCCCCGACTGACTCGGTGGTGGACGATGTCCTCACAGCAACCGTCTCCGCCCTGGCGGTCATCAAGATCGCTGGGGCGGAGCGAGCGCTGGCATTTCAAACGCTGGCGTTCATACATTATATGTCACCGAGGGTACGGTATTATGCGTCTATCACGAATGCGAGAGGCGCTGATCGGAATCAACCCGGATCGAACGGACTGGGTTAAGACTGTTAACGCCCTCCCCGATTCCAGAATAGTATACTTATATCACTCTTATCGCGAAAGGAACTTCATCCAATGAGTTCATCGATCCTGACCAGGGGCTTCGGCAAAGCCTCTCTGGTCGTATCCAAGCACGCCCCGGCCATTCTCACGGCTCTGGGAGTTGCGGCTTTCACCACCAGCACCGCCCTGGCCGTCAAGGAATCCTTCACTCTCACGGGTGAGGTGTACGACGACCTTCTCGAGATAAGCGAGCTCAAGGAGACTCCCGAGCCGTCCGAGAAGGAGGCTCAGCAGGAGCTCGCCACCAGGCGCGCCAAGACTTACGGACGCTTCGTTCTCAAGGTCGCCAAGCACTACCGTCCTGCGTTGATCGCGGGTGCTGTTGGCACTGTGAGCGTCGTTTCAGCGCACCGTCTGTCCGCCAAGCGCATCGCGGGGCTGACCATGGCGGTTGCTGCTGCTGACGAGTCTCTGCGCAAGTACAAGAGCGCCATCGAGAAGGCGTTCGGCGCCGAAGCAGTCCAGGAGGCCTTGAGCAAGAGCCGAGAGGCGATCCTGTCAGAGGCCGTAAAGGTCGACGAGGACGGCAACGAGAGTGTCGATGACAAGAGTGTCCTCGACCAGTACGGTATGTCGCAGTACGCCGTGGTGTTCGACGAGAACGCCTCTCTGTGGGAGCCGAACGAGGACTTCGACATCATGATGCTGAACGCTCAGGAGAAGTACCTGAACAACAAGCTCATGTGCGATGGTTACGTGCTTCTCAACGACGCGTACACTACTCTGGGTCTGCCCAAGACGTCTGCCGGAGCGGTCGTCGGATGGGTCTACAAGGGCGGTGAGGGAGACGGCTACATCTCCTTCGGGGACTTCGAGTCCTGCAATGTCCGCCACTACGACGCCGCCAGGGGTCGTGAAGTTACTGATTTCTTCCTGGACTTCAACGTCGATGGCGTGATCTGGGACAAGATTGATGAGGTTTCCGTCCGATGAATACTAAAGTCGCTATCGTTGCTGCTGCCGCGCTGGGGGCTGTCGCGGGCTTCGGCCTGGGATATTCTCTGGCGCGGCGCAATGCCGCCCAGGAGAAAAATGAGCTTCAGAGCTCCCTCGAGGCGGCGCACAAGGACGTTGAGGTTTATGCGCAGCACGCGACCGAGTCTGCCAAGACCGTTGAGAAGCTCGAGGAGAAGCGCAAGCGGCTCGAGTACGAAAACGGTCGTATGTCCTACCAGATTCAGCAGATGAACGAGGCGAAGCGCATCCGTAAGCTCGTCGAGGAGGACTACGCTAAGAATCCTGACATCATCGACGAGCCGGTCGATATGGAGCACTCGAGCCAGGAGGCTTACGAGGCTGTTCCCGAGAGTAAGCGCATGGAGGTCCGGTACTACACGGTCGATGACGTCCTCTGCGATTCGAACAACGTCGTGATCGAGGATGTCAACGGCTGGATCGGAGAGATGGGTGCCGAGAGCACTTTGGGGTATCTCACCACCTTCTATGTCTACAACACACACAAGGACCTGCAGATGAAGCTCGAGATCGTCGAGGATTCATACGAGCAGGATGTTCTCAGGAATATTGACGAATGAGCACTATCGAGGATCTTGAGAAGGAGCGGCAGGAGGACCGTTATGTCGACGTCCTCTACGACATTGTGGCCGCGGACCGCGAAGACATCACGGGCATGTCCTACAGGATGGTTCTGGGTGTCCTTGACGGAGTGGAGTTCAGAGACACTCGCGGTATAGACGGCAATCGTATTCAGGACGCTCAGGAGCTTCGCGCTGATCTTATCTCCGACATGGGGCTGGATCACACAGTCGTGCGCCCGTTCATGAATGTGTCCCTGCTCGAGGTGATGATCGCCATTGCCGAGCGCCTCGGACAGATCACGGGCGACGACGACACGGCGTTCTGGTTCTGGGAGATGGTATCGAATCTAGTGCTTGACGGAATCGACGACACGGAGTTCTGGTCGGACCCGGAGGGCTACGAGGAAGAAATTCTCGATCGTGCCGACGACGTCATCAACGTCAACTACGACCGAGACGGTCTAGGCGGACTGTTCCTTCTCAGAGAGGGGGTGGCGCCTCAGGATATGAGAGACACTGAGCTGTGGTACCAGATGCAGTACTACGCGAACGAGGTGTCTCCCTTGTAAGGAGAACACGTGAGTTTTTTCAAAGTGACGGAGTACGAGGACCATAAGACCAAGGTTCGTAAAGTCCGTCCGTCGTACCTCAACACGTGCCCCGACGACCTGATCATTCGCGGAGGCGCTTTCTACGCGGTATATTTACCCGAAAAAGGCTTGTGGTCCACCGAGGAATTCGATCTCGTGCATCTAGTCGACAAGACGCTCGAGTCGTATTCCTCGGAGCACGGAAATCCGAAGGTGATGAAGCTCGAAGACCAGGACAGCGGGCAGTACAAGTTGTTCAAGTCCTGGTTGCGCAACATGCCGGATAACCCCCACGCTATGAATCGCAATATCCTATTCCGTTCTTCTCCCAAGCGCAAGGAGGACTACGCCACTAAGCGTCTATCCTATGATCCCGTCAAAGGCGACTGCAGCGCCTATGACAGACTCATGGGAACACTCTTCGAGCCTACGGAGAGGCAGAAGCTGGAGTGGGCCACCGGTTCGATCCTTGCGGGGGATGCCAAAAAGATTCAGAAATTCTTCGTCCTATACGGTCGTGGTGGCGTCGGTAAGTCCACGTTCTTCCGGATTCTCAACATGCTGTTCGAGGACTACGTAGGGACATTTCAGGCGAAAGCCCTTGGGCAGGCGCAAAACCGTTTCGCTCTCGAACCGCTAAAGTCGAATCCGCTGTTGGCGATCGACGATGACGGTGACTTGAGCAAGATCGAGGACAACACTCGCCTCAATCAGATCGTCTCGCACGAGAGGCAGATCATGGACGAGAAAGGAAAGGGGCTATACGAGATCGCGTTCGACACGATGCTCTTCGTCGGAACAAACTCGCCGGTGAAGATCACGGACGCGAAATCGGGGGTTATTCGCCGTTTGGTTGACGTTCGTCCTTCGGGGAAGCGCATGCCCAGAAGTCAGTACGAGCTTTGCATGCAGGAGATATCCGAGACAATCCCTCATATAGCGGAGCGTTGTATAGAGGTGTATCGCGCACTGGGCCCGTGGGCATATGACGAGTATGAGCCCATTGCCATGCGCAGCAGAACAGAGCCCCTTTTCAACTTTGCGTTAGAAATGGAGGACGAGCTGGACCAAACGGACGGAATAGCACTTAAACGGGCGTATTCGTTGTACAAGCAGTACTGCGATATGGCGAACATTGAGTATAAGATGCCGATGTATGTATTCCGTGAATCGTTGAAGGACTTCTACGAGGAGTTCAGAGATCGAGATCAACGGGGCGGAATTAATCGCCGATCGGTGTACTACGGATTCGACCACGATTCTCTTCGTGGAAAGGACGGAATCGTTCAGGAGAAACCTGAAACGTGGTTGAAACTGGATACCATGGACTCGTATCTTGACGAGAGATACGCCGATAGACCGGCGCAGTACGCCACCCCCGACGGCCACCCCGGAAAGCCCTGGGATGACGTCACAAAAACTCTGAAGGAACTCGACACAAGGAGCGAGCACTTTGTCCGCCCACCGGTCAACGAAGTCGTCATTGATTTCGATCTCTCTGAAGGGGGATCCAAATCTCTTGAGCGCAATGTTGAAGCCGCAGCTCAGTGGCCTCCTACGTACGCTGAGCTCTCACGAAGCGGAGGTGGTATCCACCTCCATTACGTTTACGATGGAGACACCGACAGACTCCGCAATTTCGTTGAAGACGGAATCGAGTGCAAAGTCTATCGAGGAAAGTCAGCACTCCGCAGGCGTCTCACAAAATGCGGAGGACGACCGACTCTTGCGCGACTTTCCGAAGGGGACCTCCCTCTCAAGGAGGAACCTGTGATCTCGGACACCCGTATGAAGAGCGAGAAGGCCTTGCGTCAACTCGTTCTGCGCAACCTTCGCAAAGAGATACATCCCGGCACCAAGCCGAGCGTTGATTTCATTCGCAAGATCCTGGACGATGCGTATTCGTCAGACTTGTCGTATGACATCTCTGACATGCGCAACCAGGTTATGGCGTTCGCAGCATCCAGCACCCATCACGGGGCGTACTGCCTAGAGCAGGTGGCGAAGATGCACTTCCAGTCTGAGAATGACGAGGAATCCGATACCCCGCCTGTGTCGGACGGAGACCTCATTTTCTTCGACTGCGAGGTCTTTCCCAACCTCTTCCTCCTCAACTGGAAGGTCCAGGGAAACGAGAAGGTGGTTCGAATGATCAATCCGGACCCGGAGGAGATCGAGGCGCTGTGCAGAAATCGTCTTGTCGGATTCAATAACCGGAGGTACGACAATCACATCCTCTACGCACGAATCATCGGCTATTCGAACTACGAGCTCTACAAGCTCTCGAAGAGGATCATCGAGTCCCACGTCAAGGCCGGATTCGTCGAGGCGTATAATCTCTCATACACGGATGTGTACGATTTCGCGGCGAAGAAGCAGTCCTTGAAGAAGTGGGAGATCGAGCTCGGTCTCAAGCACGATGAGCTCGGTTTCGACTGGGACGAACCGGTGCCAGAGGAGTACTGGGCACGCGTGAGCGAGTACTGCGATAACGATGTCATATCCACGGAGAAGGTGTTCGAGCACCTCCACGAGGATTGGGTCGCACGCCAGGTTCTCGCCAAGGTGGCCGGGCTTACGCCGAATCACTCGACTAACGCCCTAACAACCAGAATCATTTTCGGCAAGGAGAAGCATCCGCAGCTGGTCTACACGGACTTGAGCGAGATGTTCCCCGGGTACAAGTACGAATACGGCAAGTCCACGTACAAGGGCGTGGAAGTCGGAGAAGGAGGTTACGTCTATGCTGAGCCTGGTATTCATCGTGATGTTGCTCTTCTGGATGTTGCATCACTGCATCCTACGTCCATTGAGCAACTCAATCTGTTCGGCGAGTACACGTCGCGCTTTTCGGAGATCAAGATGGCTAGGATCGCCGTCAAACATGGCGATACGGCATCCGCTGCTAGTCTTCTTGGGGGTGCTCTTGGTCCGTACCTGGGATCGAAAGAAGAGCTCTCAGCCCTCGCCTATGCCCTCAAGATCGCCATTAACAGCGTCTACGGACTCACGGCTGCCAAGTTCGACAATCCCTTTCGGGACCCCCGTAACGTCGACAACATCGTCGCGAAACGCGGGGCCCTATTCATGGTCGATCTGAAGGAGGCTGTGCAGGAGCGAGGATTGACGGTTGCGCATATCAAAACCGACTCGATCAAGATCCCTAACGCAACTCCAGACGACATCCAGTTCGTCATGGACTTCGGCAAGAAGTACGGATACGACTTCGAGCATGAGGCGACATACGATCGTATGTGCCTTGTGAACGATGCTGTGTACATCGCGCATGACGAATCGGGATGGCACGCAACCGGCAAGCAATTTCAGGAGCCCTATGTCTACAAGAAGCTGTTCACCAGAGAGCCTATCGAGTTCAACGACTATATCCAGGCCAAGTCAGTCACAAGCCGGATGTATCTCGCACCCGATAGTGACGACATCGTACCTGAGGATCTCAAATTCATTGGTCGTGTGGGAACGTTCGTTCCGGTCGTCGAAGGAGGCGGAAGACTTCTACGCGAAACGCGCAGAAAAGACGCTGATGGCCAAGACGTCGTATCCTACGGAGCGGTCGCAGGCACCAAGGGATACCTCTGGATGGAGTCAAGGGACGCTCTTCTGACCGGGGCGCGGATCGACCAGCGATATTATGACAAGTTGGCCGAGGATGCCCTGGATCAGATCCGGAAGTACGGCGACGAAGAACTCTTCCGAGCCGCCTGACATTCTATGGTGGGGTCTTCATCGCAAGCTCGACAAAGCCTATAATGGAGACCCCACTATCGAAAGGAAAGACCATGAACAAGAAGCTCGTCAAGATCGCTGTTGCTGCGGTTGTTGCGGGTGCCGTCACAGGCATCTGCCAGGCCGCGTACGACGCGAAGGACAACGAGACCGATCAGGAGAAGTGACTCCGAATCCGTATCCGTGAACAACGGGTATGGATTATCATTTTGCAGAGAGGAACACATGGAGACTTTCACACGACGTCTGGACGCCGAGGAGGCGGCGATTCTTCAGGATCATGTTCTCGGTCTTCTGTCCACGACGAAGGAGACGCATCTTGGCATTTTGACCACCCTCGACGAGGAAGTCCCAGAGATCTACAGCGACTACGAGGACACCATGCTCACCGTGATGCGCAAGGAGATCTCACGCATCGCCGATTGGCTCAAGAACTACTGATAGGAGAACGCACAATGGCCAACTACATCATTCGCAACGCACGCCTTCTGTTCCGGAACTTCTCGGGGGCCCCGAACAAGTTCGGAAACACGGACAGGACGTTCTGCGTTATTATTCCACACGACAAGGAGCGAGCGTTCCGGGAGGAGGGGTTCAACGTCAAGACCCTCAAGCCTCGTGACGACGAGGAGGAGCCCACGCCCTTCGTCCAGGTCAAGGTCCGTTACGGATATCGTCCGCCCAAGGTCACGCTGCTCGCCGGTGGCGCGAGGACCCCCTTGACCGAGGACACGATCAGTCAGTTGGACTTCGCGGACATCGAACAAGCCGACTTGAGTATTCGTCCTTACCACGGTCGGACTCGAGCAGGCATCGAGTTCTGCACAGCATACCTCGACAAGGCGTATATCACTATCGCCACGGACGAGCTCGATGCGATTTACAACCCGCCTGCTCCAGAGGACGAGGAGCCGCCGGAGGAGTGGCGCTGATGGTATGCACGAAGGACAATGCTATCGGGAACTCGGGCAACGTCTCGCATCCGCCGCATTATGCTAATGGCTGGAGCAACGGCGCCGAGGTGATAGATCTCACTGAGCACCTCTCGTTCTGCGCGGGCAATGTCGTGAAGTACGTCTGCCGTGCGGGACGCAAGGATCCCGAAAAGCACGTCGAGGATCTGGAGAAGGCTCGGTGGTATCTCGATCGAGAGATCGAAAGAGTCGGGGGGCACTGATGCGGTACCCATCGACCAAGAACCTCGCCGGGTACTACCAGACTCGAGCGGGGAGTATCGTGAAAGCTGAGAAGCACAATGGCATGTGGACCGTACACATCGGATCTCGTGACGTCGTGATCATCAGCGACGACGCGTTCTACGCGCTGTTCTCGGGCATCGTCTGAGACGGCACTCGAACCCGGGGGTCCTCTGGGGACATTGGGCCCCCGGGTGCACGCAACAGCACACTTTTGTATTACTACAAAGATTGGAACACACCATGACTTACGATGAGATTCTCGAGCGGGTCAAGTACTCGATATCGCAGGCCCAGCGAATGAGCTCGTATTGGTCGGCCACCCTCGACAGCGCTCATTTCACAAACGACGTGATCTCGAAGATGGCGCGAGACTCCATGGAGTGCAAGAACCACATTCGGGCCCTTGACAGCCTTGAGGAAGACGCTCAGAGCCTCCCGCTTCTCGTGGAAGACGCCGACGTCTCGGACATTCTCGCACTCGTGTTCCAGACCAGGGACGTCTGGAGCTCCATTCGCACCACTTTGAAGAGCACCCTAAGGGAGACGATCTGAGATGGACCGCATTCGCGTTATCGTTGAGTGGACTCGCATCACCGCCCGTTTCTGGAGATTGTACAACGATCCCTGGAACGAGGACCAGACGTTCCTGCGTAACGACTATCGAACAGCTCACGCATATCTCGAGGAGTTGAAGTCGCTCCCCGTTACTCCGGCACTGATCACAGCCCAGGAGGAGCTCCAGACACTTCTCCGCAATCTCGATTGGAAGGTCTCATGATTCTCCGTACCTGTGTCAAGGATGCACCCGACATTGTGGACGAGATCGCCGGACCTGTGACTGTCCTGGACGGCGAGTGGTGCATCCCGGTGACGTACCCGAACATGTTCCTAGAAGGCGACATTATAGAGGACGTGGTCCACTACAGCGATAAGCGATGGACCATCACCGAGACAGAGGATGAGATCAAAGCCGTTTGGAAGCAAGATCGTACGGAAGAAGCACGCTGATGAGGACCATCGTATTTCACTTGACTCACACTGATCACAACGGTAACTTGCATACCGAAACTCGACACTGGCAGGAGCGCGAGCACAGTGTTCAGAAGCTCCTGGACATCATGCTCCGCAAGCACCGTCTGCACCGCCCTCGCCTGGTCAACAAGCGGTATGAACTCGACCGCACGGTATACCATTACCACGCGGAGCTCTCGGATGACTGAGAAGTGGATCGAGTCCGCGTACTACGAGAATACCGAGGTGAGCGATCTCGGAAACATTCGACGGACCTCGGACAAGACCCCTCGTAACCACCCGATGCGAATTCGCAATCGCGCCACGACCGTTGAGCCCTGCGTGACTCTGCATCCCATCGGCGCTAAGACTCCCGCGGGAGGCAAAGCCTGGCGCACCGTCCCCCTGCGACGAGTCGTATGGGAGGCATTCCACGACGAGAAGCTTCCGCGTGGCAAATTCGTCAAATCCTTGAACGGGGATGTCGAGGACTGCCGTCTGTCGAATCTCTTCGTCACGTCGCCCAATGAGGTCAAGCGGGCCAAGCTCGAGCCCTGGACCATGACTGATGACTACCGGCAATGTTATGAGTGGTTCACCCATTGTGTGAGTCTTGAGGGGGAGGTCCGTAAGATCTCCGACGGGTTCAGATACAAGTGGAGCACGGCCGGTCAGAGTCGAAGGACGCCTTATGTCACCCTGTGCAGTGAGGGAACACGGGCCCACGTCGGCGTTGCCAGACTCATGGCGGACGCCTGGATCCGTCCACTGGATAAGGGCGAGAGGGTTGTCCTGGACGATCCCGACGGCCCCCTCACTCTTGAAAACATCCGGATCATGAATCTGAGAGACGCTATGATCTACACGCGAGGCATAGGCCTTGCCAAGGCGATGGGGTACTCGGCAGCGAGTTTCGAGAAGACCCCAGAGAAGCGCAAGTACGAAGCGGCTAAAGCGATTGGAGCAGTCAGTGAGTGGGATGAATACATTTTCGGTTGACGAGTACCTGAGCGGGGGTATCGACGAGACGGTCATCGTGCACCGTCCGGCCGGACGCCTGTGCTGGGACCACGTCACCTGGAGCTGGGGGTGGTGCTCTGATCTCGACAGGTATGTCTTGACGATCTGGGATCCGATGGGGTTCTCGGTCATCGGGACGCAGCTGTTCAAGAAGGGGGAGCACGTCTTCGAGCGTTGCACCGATCCCTCAGTGATCGTGACGGCGGTTTGAGCGGCCTCGTGTGGGCTCCCGTGGGCGATGGGAGACGTGTCGAGGTATCGGTCGACGGCGTCTGTCGAACACGGAATGAGCGATACTACTACCGGACTTTCAAGAAGGACAACGGTTATCTCGTTGTCAATCTCCCCACCTTGAGCGGAAGTAGGACGTACTACCTGCATCGCGTGGTCTGGGAGGCGTTCAGAGGCCCTCTGAGCCCTGACGAGCACGTGTACCACATCAACGGCAACAAGCGGGATAATCGCCTGGAGAACCTCGCCGTACGCTCCCGTTCAGACGGCGTGCGGCAATCCTGGGCCAATCGGAAGGAGGCTTGGACGCAGATGGCTCTTGAACTGGACTCATGGGCGTGATGCTCTGGAGTCACCAGCAAGAGGCCTTGCAGAAGATGACCGACGGGTGCATCCTGAAGGGCGGAGTGGGTTCCGGGAAGTCTCTTACGGCTCTGGCGTATATCGTCGAGTCGTACGAGACCCCCCGGTCCACTTCGCCCTCCGGGGCACCCGCCATGGTTTATATAATTTGCACGGCTAAGAAGAGAAACGACCGCGAGTGGCACGATGAGGTCGTTCGTATGGGTCTTGAGGAGAGGGGGTACGAAGTCGTCATAGACTCTTGGAACAACATAGCCAAGTACAAGGGCGTGCGTAAGGCGTTCTTCGTCTTCGACGAGGCTCGTGGAGGCGGTCAGGGGGCTTGGGGGAGGGCGTTCATCAAGATAGCCCGCCAGAACCGCTGGATCCTCCTGAGCGCTACGCCCGGTGACGACTGGATGGACTACCTGAACGTGTTTCTCGCGCACGGTTTCTACCGCAACAAGACCGATTTCGTGGAGCAGCACGTCGAGTGGGACCGTTTCGCGAAGTACCCGAAGGTGAAACGTTGGCACAACCAGAGCAAACTCCAGGGTTTCAAGCGCCTCGTGACCGTTTCAATGCCCGATAAGCGCCACACGCGCCGAATCGTCGAGTGGGTGGATGTACCTTATGACAAAACGGCGTTCAAGGCCTTGATGAGGGACCGTTTCGATCCTTGGAAGATGGAACCCATCGAGGACGCCGGAGCCTTGTGCTATGCGGCCAGGCGCATGGTGAACGACAACGAGGCTCGTATGGAACGCGTGAGAGCCATTCTGAGGCGTTTTAAGCGGGCGATCGTATTCTACTCCTTCGACTACGAGTTAGCGCTTCTACGTGGCTTACACGGCCTCTCAGGGGTATCTGTGAGGGAGTACAACGGCCACAAGCACGAATCCTTGCCTGGAGGGGAGTCCTGGGCGTACTTGGTGAACTACGCATCGGGTGCTGAGGGTTGGAATTGCGTGACTACGGACTGCATGATCTTCTTCAGCCTGTCGTATTCCTGGCGCCAGACGCAGCAGTGTATGGGACGGATCGACCGTATGAACACCCCGTACACGAACTTGAGGTACTGGTTTCTCTATACGCAGAGTGAGATAGATCTCGCTATCCGACGTGCTCAGGGCCGAAAAGAGGTCTTCAACGAGAAATCGTGGGCCATTACCCGGGCATGAGTAGCCGTATCTGAAGTGACTGCCACCCCTCAGTAGCCAGAATAAAGAACGGATATTGAGGGGGGCAGTCGCCGATCGACACCGGTGGTCCTACAGTTTTTTGGTTGCTTTTCGACTCGCAGTCAAGTTTACGACTGCGAATTCGGATTTGGCTTGAGGACTTTTCGTTGGTATTACGCGGTTTTGTAGCCTCTATAAGCCATTTCCTTACTTCTTACTACTTAGAAAATAAATAATAAAAAAAGAGAAAGAAAAAGAGAAAATTATAGCAGTATAGGGAAACACCCGATTATGGCTATAATCGTTTACTCCTGTCACACCAGTCACAAATAGTCACACCTGTTACAGGTTACGCCACAGTTTTAACATCTGTAACATCTGTAACATATTCGGCTCTAACTCGCTCCGCCCCTCCCGATCCAAGATCTTCCATACCCACCATATCGCCTGCTCAACATGCATTATAATGAAGGAGGATCATCTCCTATCGATTTACCGGAGTCACCATGCTCGAACGAGACTTCCAGGCCAAGCTCATCAAGGAGATCAAGAACCGGCTTCCGGGCAGTATGGTTTTGAAGAACGACCCGAACTACAAGCAGGGTGTTCCTGATCTCCTCGTTCTCTATCGAGACCGATGGGCCGCCCTCGAGGTGAAGGCCTCCCCCAAGGCCAAGCACCGTCCGAATCAGGATTGGTATGTATCCAAGATGAACGACATGGGCTACGCCGCGTTCATCGATCCGTCCAACAAGGAGCACGTCCTAGATGAAGTTCAACGATCACTCGAGGCTTGATGGCGCGCACGCATTTCTTAGCGCCAGCAAGTATCACTGGGTGAACTACGACGACGCCAAGTTGATCGAGTCCTACCGCACGGCCCAGGCCGCAGCTATCGGAACTCGCCTCCACGCAGTGGCCGCCGAGCACATTCGCCTCGGTATGCGCATGCCCCGCAACAAGGTGACGTTCAACGCCTACGTGAACGACGCCATCGGGTATCGCATGACCCCCGAGCAAGTTCTTTACTATTCCCCGAACGTCTACGGGACCGCTGACGCCATCCGCTTCTACGAGAATTCTCGATTTCTCAGGATCCACGATCTGAAGACGGGGACGACTCGCGTCAGCATGACCCAACTCAAGATCTATGCGGCACTCTTCTGTCTGGAGTACGACGTCCGTCCTGGCGATATTTCGGCAGAGCTGCGGATCTACCAGAACGACGAGGTGATGATCGAAGAGCCAGATGTTGATGAGCTCGGACATATCGTCGACAAGATCGTTCACTTCAACAAGCTCATCGAAGACATCAAGCTCGAAGATGCCTGAGGGCTAGAGCAGGAGGTTCAATGCTTCCGGACGATATTCTCGTTCACTACGGTACCCCACGCCATTCGGGACGGTACCCATGGGGTTCGGGCAATGATCCCTACCAGAGCGCTAAAGGCTTCTTCGCCGAGAGACAGCGCCTTCGCGACCAGGGGCTGAGCGACACCGAGATCGCTCGAGGCTGGGGAATGTCCACAACCGAGTTCCGAGCAATCGGGATGCATCTCGGTGAGGAGAAGCGGGCAGGTGACATTTCAAGAGCCGTCCGTATGAAACAGGCCGGACTTCCGAACACGGTCATCGCCGAGAAGATGGGTATCAACGAATCCTCCGTTCGAAACCTTCTCTCCAAGGACGCTCGCGAGATCAAGTCCAACGTCACTAGGACTGCGGACATTCTGGCGGAGCAGGCCGAAAAGCACAAGTACATCGAGTACGGCGCCGGCGTTGAGCTCAACATGGGGTGCTCTGATGCAACACTTCGTACGGCGGTAGAGGTTCTCAAGCAGCGCGGGTATGTCACCAACGAGGTCTATATCAAGCAGGCCGGGAGCGATAAGTTCACCACGCTCAAGGTGCTCTCGCCCCCAGGAACGAAGCGCTCCGATCTGATGGCCAACCGTGACAAGATCCGGACCCCCGGAATCGCCGCGGACCTGGATGGTGCGTTCACCACCGGGATCAAGAAGCCTTCATCCATCTCGTCCAAGCGGATTAAAGTTCGCTACGACGAGGACGGGGGCTCGGACATGGACGGCGTCATTCAGATTCGCCGTGGGGTGAAGGATCTCTCGCTCGGCAACAGCACCTACGCCCAGGTTCGAATCGCCGTGGACGGCACCCATTACCTCAAGGGCATGGCCATGTACAGCGACGACCTGCCCAAAGGCGTGGACGTCGTCTTCAACACGAACAAGAAGAAGGGCACCCCGAAGCTCGGTCCAAAGGACAACACCGTCCTGAAGCCGATGAAGAAGGATCCCGACAATCCGTTCGGCGCCACCATCCGCAAGCAGCTGTATTTCAAGGGCAGAGACGGCAAGCAGAAGCTGTCGGCGATCAACATCGTCAACGACGAGGGGACCTGGGACAAGTGGAGTCAGTCTCTCGCTTCTCAGTTCCTTTCGAAGCAGTCCCCCGTTCTCGCCAAGAAGCAGCTCGCCAAAGTGCGGGAGTCGAAGCAGAAGCAGTATGACGACATCATGAAGCTGACGAACCCGAGCCTTCGGAAGAAGCTGCTCATTTCGTTGGCCGATGATTGCGACTCAGCATCTGTCCACCTCAAGGCCAAGGCCCTCCCCGGTCAGAGCTCGCAGGTTATTCTTCCTCTTCCCCACATGAAGAAGAACGAGATCTACGCGCCGAACTATCGAGACGGCGAGATCGTATCGCTCGTTCGTTATCCGCATGGCGGTACTTTCGAGATTCCACAGCTCGTCGTCAACAATCGTAACAAGAAGGCTCGCCGCACCCTCGGGCAGTCGACTGACGCTGTCGGTATTCATCCCAGCGTTGCGGAGAGACTCAGCGGTGCCGACTTCGACGGGGATAGCGTGGTGGTCATTCCGCATCGCGGCAAGACCAGGATCAAGGCCACCAAGCCGTTGAAAGGGCTGGAGGGCTTCGATCCGAAACGGGCGTATCCGAAGTACGACGGTATGAAAGTCATGTCCGACACCCAGACTCAAATGGGCAAGATCAGTAATCTTATCACCGACATGACAATCAAGGGCGCCAGTGAGCAGGAGTTGGCCCGGGCTGTTCGCCACTCCATGGTCGTCATCGACGCGGAGAAGCACCAGCTCAACTATAAGCAGTCCGAGCGCGACAACGGCATCGCCGCTCTCAAGAAGAAGTATCAATCCGGTGGAGCATCCACCCTCATCTCGAGGGCCAGCGGTGAGAAGCGCATACCCAAGCGCAGGGCCCGCTCTGCTCGAGAGGGTGGGGGTATTGATCCGAAGACCGGTAAGAAGGTGTGGGTCGAAACTGGAGAGAGCTATATCGATTCCAGGGGGAAGAAGGTGCTGCGCACCGAGAAAGTTCCTCGTATGGCTCTAACAGATGACGCCTACTCCTTGTCTTCGGGCACCCGGATGGAGAACCTGTACGCCGAGCACGCCAACTCGCTCAAGGCCCTGGCTAACAAAGCGAGGAAGGAAGCCGTGTCGCAGCCCCGGGTCAAGAAGAACCCCCAGGCTGCCCGGCGTTATTCTCGAGAGGTGGCTGAACTCAAGGCCCAGATCAATGTGGCCCGTAAAGCGAAGCCTCTGGAGAGACAGGCCCAGGTTATTGCTAACGGCGTGGTCGACGCCAAGGTACGTTCAAATCCCGACATGTCTTATAAGGACCGGGCCAAAGTAACGGCCATGGCATTAAAGACCGCCCGTCAAAGACTGGGGTACGATAGAAACGCCACCCGTATCCGCCCCACCCCCCTCCAGTACCGGGCCATCCAGGAGGGTGCTGTGTCGCAGTCAATGATTGATCAAATTCTCGAAAGCGCAGATTTGGATCACCTCAAATCTTTGGCTATGCCCAAGCACACCCAGCCCCTTACAAGGCGCCAGGCGAATCGCATTTCCATTTACAGGAAGAACGGTTCGACGGTCGCCGAGATCGCCGATGCCCTGGGCATCAGTCCTGCTAGAGTTCGAGAGTATCTTTCGGGTACTGCTGCAGTGGTCTAGCCACAGGACTCTACATACGAAGCTTCTCTGAGCTTGCGTTCCGTTGTTTCCTGATTCCGCAGAGAAGCTCACTCGGGCCTTCGCTCCATACGGTGTCTCTGAGAAGGCCTTCTGCACAGGGCCTCTATGGCGTCTCCTACACAAGGGGTTCTCCGTAGGGGCCCTGTGCGCCCCCTGTTTATACACACTATTACAGCAGAGGTGGTGCACCCCTACCATGCAGGCTGCCAGGCTCACTACACTGGACAACCCTTACGATCCGTTCGATTCGTTCTACCAATGGTATGAGTGGGACGAGGCACATGGGTACCACACCACCTCCTACCTGGGTAGGGTGGCATGGACTAGTGACGAACTGTCTGAAGCTGATGAAGTTCTTGCAACGAATCAAGCGATCGACGAGATCATCGAGCTCGACTTGACAGGAAACTACAAAAAGGTTGAATCAAGAGAAAGCTGAAACTTCGAATCTTTCTATTTCTATTTTCAACCAAACGGGGGGAGAGGGGTCGCACGATCGACACCCCCTGGGCTTCGGCGCTCACCTCATATTTAACCCAGAGGAGTATTTTCGGTCGGGATTCGGACCAGGCCACGCGATTCGCACCTGACGCGTTTTCTTGTGTGTTCCTTTCCGCGTCGGGAGGGGTTGCTTGAGTCGCGTGGTCTGACCTGAATCTCGGTCGAACTCCACCACAACACATCGTCGCAGGGGTGAAACTCAATGCCGCGCAAGGCGAAGCCTATCGAAGTACCGAAGAGGCCGCCCCGTTCCCCGGAAGAGGCCGAGGATCGTCTAATCTCCCTGGCAACCACGCGGGCTGAGATGATGCTGGCCGAGGGTACGGCGCCTCCGTCGGTTGTAATCCACTACCTCAAACTCGGCACCAGTCGCGAGAAGCTCGAACAGGAGCGACTCCGCGCAGAGAACAAGATGCTCAAGGCCAAGGCTGAAGCACTCGAGGCCTCCGCCAGAGGCGAAGAGGCGTACGCAGAGGTGCTTAGAGCGTTCCGTGCTTATTCCGGCGGTGGTGTAGGTGAGGACGTACTCTGAACTCATAGAGTTTTCCGACTGGGACTCGAGACTGCGCTACTTGCAGACTTTCTCGGACCCATACGCACGCACATTCGGCGAGGGGCGCTACCTGAACCAGCGTTTCTATCACTCGCCTGAGTGGAAGCGATCTCGAGACATTACAATCGCTCGAGACTTGGGCCGTGATCTGGGTATCGAGGGAATGGAGATCCAAGGGAAGCTCCTCGTTCACCATATGAATCCGATGAAGCCCGAGGATCTAATAGATTTCAACCCTGCGGTGCTCGATCCGGAATACCTCATCACCGTGTGCCACGATACGCATAACGCTATACACTACGGCTTCGCTCGAGAGAGCGAGCTGATCGAACGTCGAGAGGGCGACACCAAGCTATGGTGAATAAGTACCGAGACGAGCTCTTTCACTACGGCGTTCCGGGAATGAAGTGGGGTCAACGTAAGACCTACCAGAAGGTCGGTCAACAGACCATCGGCTCGAAGTCCACGGCGCAGATCATCGCCGACAAGCGGGCCGCACTTCGATCGAAAACCCAAGGCCGATTCGCCAAGGCATCCGTCTCGTATTTCGCTAAAATGGCCGGAGTACAGCGCGGTGCTGCCAACGCGAAGAAGCAGCACGACGCCAAGGTCGAGCGAGAGCGGAAGAAGAAAGAACGTGAGCGGATCCGTGCCGAGAAGGCCGCCGCTCGAGCAGCAAGAAAGGCGGCAAGAGGTAAGTGACACGCTATAAGGACGAGCTGTTTCACTACAGCACGAAGCCTTCCGCCACGCAGCCACTTCGCAAGAAGAAGCGCATTTCGGCGGAAGAGGACGAGAAGGCGTCCAAGAAGAAACTTTCCCGTCGCCAGATGCTTCGCCAGGCTCTCCAGAAGAATCCGGCGAAGGTCGGTACTGATGCGGATGATCCTGAGGATGGCGAAGACGATGCGTCGGAGCAGGACCTCTCGGCCAAGCCTAAGCGCAAGAAGCTCTCTGCAAAGAGCGTGAAGGGCAAGCCGCGCTTCCCACTCAAGAAAGTTTCTCGCTAATGGCTGATGGGTCGATTCTCCAAACCGTCAAGAAGATGCTCGGCCTCGAGGCGTCGTATACGGCGTTCGACGACGAGCTCATCTCGCACATCAACTCGGCGATCTTTGAGTCGGCCCAGCTCGGCCTGCCTCGTTTTTACATCGCCGGCCCGACCTCAACGTGGGGTGAATGGCTCGGCGAGGACGAGTTCAAAATCGAGGCGGTCAAGTCTCTGATCTACGCACGCGTTCGACTCGACTTCGATCCGCCTAACAGTTCATACGTCACCGAGGCATTTCAGAAGCGTATCGCCGAATTGCAGTGGCGCATCAACCAGGAGAAAGAATTCTCATGAGCACCTCCATCTATCGCCCCGAGGATGTTCTTGCGCATCACGGCGTCAAGGGCATGAAGTGGGGTATTCGCCGTTCTCGCAAGAGCAGCGGCTTGAGCCAGACGGGTCCCAAGAAGCAGGAGGCTCGCAAGGCGTCATCTCTGTCCGACGCCGAGCTTCAGCGTCTCGTGAACCGTGCTAACCTGGAGCGTCAGTACAACCAGGCGTACGGTCCTAAGCCCTCTCAGCGCAGTCGTCTCAAGAAGCAGCTAGCCTCGCTTCCGGGCGACATCGCCGTGAGCGCTATCCGTAACGTAGGTACGAAGTACGCCACCAACTATCTTGACAGCGCCGTATCCGCAGGAGCCAAGGCGTCCAAGAAGCGGAAGAAGCGGAGCTGAGCTCCTAAATGCTCAGTAATACCGCAACCCCGCGTTATTATGCTGAGTTCCGTGCGAGAGTCTTGTCGGGGGAGATCCCGGTATGCCACGAAATTGAACTGGAGATGAATCGGATCGATGACCGTGTTCGTAATCCTAGTTTCTACTATGACGATCTTGCGGTCGAGGGTTTCATCCGCTTCTGCGAATCGGAGATGACGCTCACCGACGGTCAGGATCTGGTTCTTCTGGACTCGTTCAAACTCTGGGCTGAGGAGATCTTCGGTTGGTGGTATTTCATCGAACGCTCGGTCTTCGTCCAGAACGAGAACGGCCGCGGAGGACACTTCGAGAAACGCAAAGTCAAACAGCGCCTCGTCAACAAGCAATACATTATCGTTGCCCGAGGCGGAGCCAAGTCTCTGTACGAGACGCTGCTGCAAGCGTATTTTCTCACGATCGACACCACTACGACCACGCAGATCACTACCGCCCCGACCATGAAACAGGCCGAGGAGGTCATGCAGCCTCTTCGAACCGCCATGACTCGGAGCAAGGGTCCGCTGTTCTCGTTCCTGACCGACGGCGAGATTCGAAACACCACGGGCTCCAAGGCCGATCGTCAGAAGCTCTGTTCCACCAAGAAGGGAATCCAGAACTTCATGACGAACAGCCTCGTCGAGGTCCGTCCAATGTCCATCGATAAACTTCAGGGACTCCGACCCAAGCTCTGCACGGTGGATGAGTGGCTCTCCGGCGATATTCGAGAGGATGTCGTCGGCGCTCTCGAGCAGGGAGCATCCAAGGTCAATGACTGGCTTATTGTGGCCGTCTCCTCCGAGGGCACGGTCCGAAACGCCAGCGGTGACGACATCAAGATGGAGCTCCTCAAAATCCTTAAGGGCGAATACCGAGACGAGCACACGTCCATATTCTACTACCGTCTCGACGACGTCAAAGAGGTTGGGAATCCGGACACTTGGCTAAAGGCTCAGCCAAACCTCGGCATGACCGTCACATATGACACATATGCTCGAGACGTTGAGCGCGCCGAGAACGTTCCCTCAGTTAGGAACGATATCCTGGCTAAGAGGTTCGGTCTTCCCATGGAGGGATACACTTACTTCTTCACCTACGACGAGACGATTCCGCATAGGAAGCAGGATTTCTGGCAGTTGCCTTGCGCTATGGGCTGCGACCTATCCCGAGGTGACGACTTCACTGCGTTCACGTTCTTGTTCCCCCTCAGCGGAGATCGTTTCGGCGTGAAGACCCGGTGCTACGTTTCCGAGAAATCCGTCCTGATGCTCCCCGCATCACTGCGACGCAAGTATCAGGAATTCCTCGACGAGGGCTCCCTTCAAGTCATGGACGGAACCGTTCTCGACATGATGGAAGTATACGAGGATCTCGATCGCTACATTCTCGATCAGAATTACGACGTTCGAGCAATGGGTTTCGACCCGTACAACGCTCGAGCGTTCGTGGAGCGCTGGACTCGAGAGAATGGCGAATACGGAGTCGAGAAAGTCGTACAGGGCGCAAAAACCGAATCCGTGCCTCTAGGGGAGATCAAGAACATGGCGTTCAACCGTCTGCTTCTCTTCGATCAGGCGATTATGCAGTTCACCATGGGGAATTGCATCGCCCTGGAGGATACCAACGGCAACCGCAAGCTTTACAAGGACCGCAGAGAGCAGAAGATCGACTCCGTGTCGGCACTACTCGACGCTTGGGTTGCCTACAAAGTCCACCGAGAGATATTCGACTGAAAGGAGGCCGGCGGTGTCATTCGCGTCCAGGCTCAAGCACGCCTACAACGCGTTCACGAATCAGGACAGATCACCGGACTGGAATCTGGGTACTTCCTACGCCAGTCGACCCGATCTCCCTCTCAGCGTGTACAACATGGACTCGTCCATTGTCAACACGCTTTACAACATCATCTCGATCGACGTGGCTGCCACTCCCATACGGCATATTCAGCTTGGCGAGAATGGGCGCTTCGAGTTCGAGCGAGCGTCGTCTCTCAACGACTGTCTCGAGTTCGCGCCGAACAAGGATCAGAGCGGGCGAGCCTTCATTCAGGACCTCGTCCACACATGCTTCGAGTACGGTGCAGCGGCAGTGGTGCCTGTCGACACGGACCTGAACCCGAGGGAATCCAATACCTTCGAGATCAAGTCCATGCGTGTCGGTTATGTGACGCAGTGGTATCCGGACCATGTCAAGGTACGGCTTTACAACGATCGAAAAGGCGAGCGTGAAGAGCTGATTCTGCCGAAGAGGACTGTGGCTATCATTCAGAACCCGTTCTACGAGGTGATGAACAAGCCGAATTCCACTCTTCAGCGCTTGGCGCAGAAGCTCACCCTTCTGGATGTCGCGGATAAGAGGGCGTACTCCGGCAAGCTAGATATTATCATACAGCTGCCCTACACCATCAAGTCCGAGGGTCTGCAGAAGCGAGCCGACGCCAGACTGAACCAGATTTCGGATCAGCTCACCAAGTCGACGTACGGGATCGCCTACGCTGACGGTACGGAGAAGATAACGCAGCTCAATCGCCCGGCCGAGAGCAATCTTCTGGCCCAGATCCAGTATCTGACCAAGGAGCTCTACGCTCGACTCGGCGTCACCGAGAACGTCTTCAACGGCACGGCCAAGGAAGAGGAACTCGCGCAGTACTGGAACCGAACGGTTGAACCGATGCTCGATGCGATTTCGATCGCGTTCACCCAGACGTTCCTCACCAAGACCGCCAGGACACAGGGACAGCGGGTCAAGTACTTGAAGGATCCGTTCCGCCAGGTACCGCCATCCAAGATGATCTCGGCGCTCGACACGCTCCTTCGAGACGAGGTCATCTCGTCCAACGAAGGCCGTTCGTACCTGTCTCTCCCGCCCGCTCCTGATGATGGCGCGGACGCCCTGCAGAATGCGAACATCAACCCGTCCGCCAGCACGGCGCTGGA